TTTCTATAACAGAAACTTTTTTAGGTATTAAAGCATCTTTTTTAGTATTTTCTTTAGCCGCTTCTAAAGCTTCGATGTAATTAGGATCAGTAGTTCCATAATATAACCTTCCTCTTGCTGGAACTAAGTTTGTTACGCCGTCAGGATAAGTTACTCCTTGTCCAATACTTCCATCTTTTTTTCTAACTGGCACAGATTTTACATAGTCTCCATTTGTTAGCTCATAAAAGTAAACTCCATCTTTTGCTTTTATTTTATTATTTTTTAAATAAGTATCTAACTTCTTAGCATCAGGTGTTAAGTCACCATTTGGTTTCTTCTTATTAACCTGCACTCTATTAGCGCCTGCTGCAGCCGGCATAGATGATTCAAAAACATTTAATGATAAGCCAAAAGTTTTAATATCATTAAGAACTTGTTTTATTTTAGAAGCTCTATTACTGTTAGTTACAGTTATACTTCCTTTCGGTAATCCAGCAATAACACCAGCAGCGTTAATATCACTAGCCGCTGCTGCTTCTTCTAACTTAATTCTATCTTCTGATGAAAAAGCCTTAGCCATTAAAGCTCTAGGATCTCTTTGAATTTTTACACCTACCTTAGATCTATCTCTTGGATCAATACCAGCCTTATCCATGGTGGATGGTAATATATCTCTACCTATTTCTTTTGTTATTTCTTTTGCAGTTGTTGTTTTTCTATTACCTCTTAAGCCACTTCTCTTGCCAGTTGTAGGGCTTACGGGTGGTGCTAAAATATAGTCTGCTAGTTGTTTAGGAGTAAAATCATTGAACTCATATAAGTTAACGCCTTGTGCTGTATTTTCTAAATAAACATCATCTCTTAAAACAGCTTGATCTATTTCAGATTGTTTAGTTAAACGCCTTGGAGGTTTAGTAAAAATTCTATTTTCAGGAGACGTTTGTGATTCTAGCTTTACAAAGTATTGTATAGGAAATAAGCTCTTCATTTTTGGAGCTAATTTCTTTATAGTCTCTTCGTACTGTTTTCCAGTACCTAATTTTTTCTTAACTTTGTCAGTTAATTTAGCATCAAAAACATCATCTATAAAAGATCTAAAGTTTTTATCTTCGATGTCAGGCATAACACCTTCTATTATTTCTAAAGCTGCAGTTTCAAATTCAGCTTCAGTTTGCTCGTCAACTAATTCTGTTTGTTGCTTTATCTTAGATCTTGGTATTACAACTTTTTCATCTATAGACCCTTCTATATCTATACTAGTATCAGCAAAATCTCTTGTTCTACCTGTGTCATCAAGCACATTATCTATAGAAGTTGTTGGTGCTGTTTTTACGTAGTCTTTTTTAATATCCTGTAAAGCTCTGAAAGCAATACCACCCATACCTTTGTCAGTTGCTTTTCCATATATAAAACTAAATAAACTACGCTTATTACCGTCAAGTTCTGGTTTAAAATTCTTTAATATTCTTAACTGTAAATTTTCTTTTATTTTTCTATTAATGTCTTCTTTAATTTCTGGATTTAAACTTTGTAAACTTTTATCTCTAGTTATTAATTGATTTATATAACTATTAAAATTTGAATTACTTTCAATAGCATCAAAAGCATCTATAGCTGCTTCACTTTGTTTAAAATCGTCATTACTTTTTAAATCATTAGTTAAATTTTTATCAAAAGCATTTGACATAGACTTAGTGTCTACACTTAAAGGTAGAGATGCAGCTTGCTTAGTTTGTGTTTGAGTATCTTGTTTTATATCTACTACAGGGGTTGTATCTTCAGACAAAGCAGTTATAGAGGTTTGTCCAGGTTCTACTTGTAAACTTTTACTTATATTAACATCGCCTCTAGCTAATCTTCTCTGTGCAGCATTAAGTTTACCTTTAGATAAATTGCCAAGATAATCATCTAATATTCCGTCTATATTTTCTGCATTTACTTCTATTTGAATACCTATAGACTGTAACAAACTATTAAACCATCTTGCTATCTCTTGAGTAACACTTTTGTTTTCTTTAAAAAACCCAGCTTTTTTCATTTGAGTATAGTATGTAATAACTTCTTCTGCCACTTGCTCTTGCGTATACTTAGAGTCATTAGAGTATTTTAAAAGTTGGTTCTGCAAAACATCAGCTGCAGCAGGATCTAAAGCTATCATTTTCTTCATAACAGCATCTGCCATACCAAATACAGCATTTTTATTTTCAGCTTTATTTAATGCTATATCCCAATAATTATGAGATCCTTCATGCTCTTTAACTCCTTTAGAAGCTTTTTCTGAAATTATTATACTATTAGAATCTTTTAAATAAACTCCTTCTGGGCTTAAAACTTCTTCTACAGTTAATCCATATTTATCCGCTATAGCTTGCGCATTATCTTCATTAAACACTTCTACAACAGCAGTTGAAGGATCTAATCCTTTTGTTTTTGCAGTTAACCTAAGTTGAGCAGCTAAAGCAAAATCAGTTTTATCTTCTACTTCTTTATGTTGATTATTAGAGTTTGAAGACATTTCAGATATTTCACCTTCAATATTTTTTATAGCTTCTTTTATATTAGAATTTGCTGGATTACTAAGACCACCTTGTGCTAATTGATTATTTAATTCTCTTATTTGTTGTTTTTTCTGAGCAATTAAATATTGAGTAGACCCATTTAAATTATTAGGTATTTCTTTATAATCACTAACAAGATCATTTAATTCTTTTCTTTGTTGATCAGCTTCTTCTTGAGTTATTACATTATTTTCAAGATTTGTTTCTATTTTACCTAGTTCAGAACTATAACCATTATCACTTTTAATATTTTGAATTTGATCATAAAGTTCTTGATTAGCTTGTAATCTGCTTCTAAAATCCAATTTTTCAAACTCAGTTAATGGATCTAGAAAATCTCTATTAGCTAAAGTAGAAAAAGAAGCACCAATAAAGCCAGATGTAAAACTAACTAAAAGCATATGCTTAAATTGCTTACCATATTCTTCACTAGTAATATCTGGCAAGTCAAAGTCTAATTCTGTTATTCGTTGAAAAGCTGCATCAATTCCCATAGCAGCAAAATCTTGAGTAGTTTCTTCAAGCATTTCATCTAAACCAGCTGTAGTTCCTTTACCAACAAAGCGCATATATTTAGCTGTAGTTTCTCCTACTAGTTTTCTAACCATCAACTGTATATCTCTAGCTGTTGCGTTTGACCCAAGTCTAGATAAAGTAGCATTAGTAAATTTTCTAATTAAACCAGCAGACATATCTGTTTGGCCTTTCATTATCTTACCACTGACATGCGATAAAGCTCCTTCTACAGTTGCTTGAATATATGCATACGCTACTTGTGAAGATTTAGGAAACTTTTCATCAAATTGTTTTTTAGCTTCTGCTCTACTAACACCGTCAGCTCTATTCCTAACAGCATCATTTCTCATTTCTATTATCTTGTCTTCACTATTTTGTAAAGAGCTAAGAAAAAATCCTCCAAAAAGACCAGTTACTGGTGCTCCCATAGAAGCTCCAACCATTTGTGTTAAAGCTTGAGCAGTTCCACCCATCCAGCTTTCAGAATAGGCCTTTGCATATGTATCTGAAACTCCTTTTATAGCAAATACATTAGCTATTGCAGGCACAGCATTAGATCTTTCTATTGTTGAAAAATCTAATTGTTGTTTATTTCTTTCGTATTGCTCTCTAGTATAGCCACCTATTTTTCTTCCAAACTCATATTGACCTACTAGTCCACCAAGTTCGTTAATACCTCTTGCTAAAAGCTCAAAAGGAGCTATCCTACCAACACTAGTTCTAGTAAACTGTTCAGTAAATATATTCCATGTTTGAGATATAGCATCTCCTTCACCTTCTAAAGACTTATTTATTCTGTCTAATTTTATATTAAATTCAGAGTCAGAGTACTCTAAAGTTTTAACTAAAGTTTGATAAATAGAAACTTGCGACATTGATTGTTCTATAGCAGTAGAAAATTTAGTAACGTCTTGTTGGTACTGTTTTAATTTTTCATCTATAGCAGTTAATTTATCTACATATTTACTATCAAATTTATTGTCAAACCTTTTTAATATTGTATCTTTTTTAGATATGTTTTTATTATACTCTTCTATTACTTGTTTCTGTCTACTTACTAGATTATTTTGCCAATTTTCAAATCCTTTAGATAATTCTTCATATCTTGAAGGATCTTTTTTAATCATTTCTTGTATTTTGTTTGCTTCTCTAGTTACTAATTGTTCTAACTTTTCTTTACTAAGTATTTGCTCTTTTAGTTTTTCATTAGGTTTTAGTACTTTAGCAAGCTTAGCTTCAGTTTCTTTTTTATATAATGCAGCTTGTTCTTGAATTGACTTTAATTCTATTGTATCATTAGCATATTTAGTAATTAAGTTATTGTTTTTTATAAGCAAAGGTTTAACGTCGTTTATACTCTTTTTTATAACGTTATTATATTGTTTAAGCTTTTGATTTCTACCTGCTTGACCATTGCTTTTTTGATACTGTGAAACCTCTTTACTTTTTCTAAAATCTCCTTGATTTTTTTCTATAAAGTTAATAAGATTCACTATCTCTTCTTTATCTGTTTTTATTAAAGAACTACCTGTTTCTAATGTAGTAGCAATACCTTTGTCAATTAAATACTGCTGTAAATCTTCTTGTGCTATAATAGTATCATAAGGAATATTATTAGCTTTAGCTGTTTCTACTAAGTCTATTCTACCACTTTTATTGTAACGTGGATTTTTATAAACATTCATAGCACTATCTCCGATATTTAAAAAAGATCTATCGTAATCAGCACCTAGCCCATAATTTAAATATTTTGAATTAAAATTTTTAGTAAGATTTTCAGCGGAGATTTTACTTATGTTTTTTACACCTTTGTCTGTTACTTCAAGATTATAATCTTTTACTTTAGTAGGATCTACATGTTCTCCTTTATCATTTTTATAAGTAAAATAATCTTTTTCATAAGTAGTAATTTTGCTGTTATGAAATAAATTAGTAGAAAGAGGTTTTACAGTGGGGTCTACTACATTGTTTTCAGCTTTAATTTTATCTAAAGTATATATAGCTTTATTTAAAAGAATTGTTTCTTCTTCTAATTCTTCTCCAGTGGCTTCAATTACTTTTTGTAATCTTTTTTGTTCTACAGGATCAGTACTTTTTTCTAATTCTGTAGTGTAATTTGTTAATTCAGAATTTAACTCAGCTACTCTAATAGCATTGTCATTAGGATTTGCATCTAATATAGACTGATCTTGTTTTGCTACAATTTCAAATTCATCTAATCTTTCAGCATCACTAGGATTAGTCCATGCAAATTCATCGTTGACATCTACGCCAAGGTTTATCAATTGACTTTGTAGTGATTGTTTTCTTTCTTCTAATAAAAGTATGTCGTTTTCATTTACATCTCCACCTTGAGATAATAAATTTCTTTCTTCATTTAAAACATCGTCTAAATCTGACTTTAATTTATTAGTTATATTTCTTTTAAAGTTTTCGTCTGATATATAAATAGGAAAATCACTTTGAATTAAATTACCATCTTCATTTTTATAAGTAACTTTATAATAATTACCTACGTCTTTTTGGTAAAAACCTTTTTCGTCTATTTGGTTTTCTAATTCTTTAGGTACATCTAATATTTGCTTAGTAGCTTGTTCTTGTTTTGTTTTGTCTAGCTTTTCTAGTTTAACTATAGATCCAGCGTAAGTTGTATCACTATCTTTATTAAGCTCTACAAAGTTATCTGCAGAACTTATATCTATTACAGATGGATTTAAATCTATATCTTCTAATACATTTACTTCTTCTTTCAGTAAACGATCAAATTTTAATTTTACTTTTTTCTTTGGCTTCTCTTCTTTCTTACCAAGATCTTCTGAAGAAGACTCCGATGAAACTTCCTCTGATTTTAAATCCAAATTCTCTGGTGCTGTAGTTTCTGATGCTACATCCGCACTCTCTGCAACATCTACTAGCTTTTTTTCGTTTTCATCTTCTAAGACCTCTATTTTATTTTCAGATAGATATGTATCAAGATCTTGTCCTGTTGCCTCTAAAGCAGCGTCTATGTCTTCTTGAGTGTACTCGTTGTTGTTCCAAATATATTTCATTAATTATAATTTTAAATTATGCCATGCCAGGCAGTGGTGGTAAATTAGAATCCCCATCAGATTCTAACCTAGCTATTTCTTGATCTCTGTCTATAAGCTTTAAAGCTGCGTTGTGGCTTTTGTTTGTTATCGAACTATTTGATTTATTAACCTCGTTTAAAAATATGTCAAAATCTTTAAGTACTTTTGGATTAACTTTAGTAGGCTTATTTGAACCACTTTTATATACATACAACTGAGCATCGTCTATGTCAGATAAGTCAATAGTAGGGTATTTAGTCTTTAATTCAGCACCAGTTATGTAATTTCCATTTCCACCTGAATTTAAAACTGCCAAAGCGCCTTGTCCATTATTAGCTTTAAGTGATTTAAAGTTTGCATATAAATTGTCGTAAGAGTATCCAGCCTTACCATCAGTGCCGGAAGCTGTTTTTTGAAGATTTGGAAGATACTTGTTAAGTTCTTTAACATCTAGCTTAATACCTTCTCCTCTAGCTAAATCTATAGCATCTTCATTTTCAACTTCGTTAAGAATTGTTTCTGTTACTCCATTTCCAATTATACCAGTATCTCCACCCTTAGTTCTTTTTACATGCTCATATAATAATTTTTTAGCTCTTGCAATTTGTTCAGGTGTTCCTTCATAAACTGTTTCACCACCTGCTTCATTTTCGTCTGGACCACCTAACATTTGCCAATTGCTCTGTATTAAATTAGGATTATAATTACTAGCTAAACCTTTTGAATCTATAAAAGCATCTACTTTAGTTTGTAATAATTTATTTGCGTTATCGTAATTTTTTATTCTTTGTCTAACAACTTTCTTTTTTTCTTCATCAGTAGCTGTTTCACTTAGATTACTAGTTGTTACTAGTTTCTTATATTGATTTTCTGTACCATCATCAAAAACAGTTTCTACTACTTCTTCTAAAAATGTAGCATCTGTAACGTTGATTAGTCCACCCATATCTCCATTCCTAACAGCGTTCATGTAAACTTCTTCTTCTATTAGTAGTTTATTTTTTCCATTGTAAGACGTAGGAGATGTATATTCCATGTACGATTTTCCATCTTTATAAGTATAATTAAATCTACCTTGTTTCTGTTTAAGATGAATCATCTTAGCAGCTTCTTGCCTTAGTTCAAAATCAGGCTTTCCGTCATATAATATTAGACCTGGCATGTTAGCAGCAGGTTCAATTACATCACCATTATAATCCCAAGCTGTAGAAGTTCCTTCTACCGTTGTGTTAAGTATACTTATAAAACCAGGAGCTTGTCTTAATATGTCATCTATATTTTTTTTATATTGCATATATTCTTCTGAGCCTTCATCTACATTAGCCATTTCTTTCCAGTTGGCTTCTATTGCATCTTTAATATCATCTAACGGACCTCCTACTTCTTCATGGTACATAGTTTCAATATCAAAACCTTGTTCATATATAGGGTTAATATCTTGAAGAGATGCATTAGGATCTTTTAATAAAGCTGCTTGATATGCTTCGTAATCTTGTTCTAATTGATCTTTAGTTATTTCTATTTGATCATAAACTTCACCCGTAGCAGAGCTCCAAGAGCCAGTAGTTGCATCATTTAGAGTTAAATACTCATCACTAAATTTAGAATTAAACTTAGCTATATTGTCATCTATACCTTTTCTAATAGTACCTTCTCTTCTTCTTCTAGCATTAGCTTCTTTTTCTTCTTGCTTTTGTTGTTTTAAATTAGCTTTTTGAGAAGCTTGTCTTTCTTTTTTTCTAGCTTCAATTTTAGCTAATAGCATAGCTCTATTTTGATCTAAGCCTTTAACAACTTGAGTTAAAGAAGTATCTAATATTTGGGTTGGTTTTTCGTAACTCATAATTTATTATTTTAACTAAAATACTCGCCTAGACCAGCCGTAGCTCCAGTCGCAGCGCCGGTAAAAGCAGACATTGCATCTGCTTGATATTGCATTTGTTGAGCTTGATTTTGATCATAAGCTGCTTGAGCCCTATTTAGTTGTTGCATTTTTCTAGCATCTTTTTGTTCGAAAACATATTTAGCTCCTGAAACTTCTGCTTCTTGTACTCTCATTTTTTCAGACATTAACTTCTGTTGAAGCTGTTGCTCTCCTTGTGCCTTAAGTTTTTCATTTGAAGCTTCTTGTTGTTCAATATCAGCAACAACACCTTGTTTACTTTTAGCAGCTGCCATAGCTAATGCAGTAGCACCACCAGCACCAAATCCTCCAGCTCTTACAGTATCTAAAGTATTAGCCAAAGATATATCAGCTTGCTCTATTTTCATTTCTGCTGCATTTGTAGCTACGCCTAAATTAGCATAAGGATTTGAAAGCATACCGCTTAAATCCTCAATACCGGAGTATGGATCTACTATAGGAGGTCTTTGATTTTCTAGTCTAGTTATACTTTGTTGTAAACCTATTGCAGCAGTCTTAGCATTATTAGCTTTGCTCTGTGCATATATTCCTGTAGCTGCTGATAATCCAGCGCCTATCAAAAGTGATCCTGCTATAAAACTCATATATGTTTTTTTATTAAATTAATTTGATCTAAAGTTATTTCTGGATCATTATAATCTTCAGCTATAACTTCTTTTTCTATTTCCTTTATATCTGTCTTGTCTGTAGCGTGTACAGTAACAAACGTGCAATCTGTTTTAGAGTAAATAACTCTTTGTGTACCTGGTTCAGTAATTCCGTAGTGAGGTGCTTTAAGAGTTTTAATACCTTCCTCTGTAAGAACTATCATTTCACCTTGTATTAAAAAAAACGGATGTTTCTTTTTATGTATTTTAGTTAATATTAACTGACCAGCAGGGTTAAATATTTCTCTAATATAACAACCATCTGCAAAACTATGTTTTAGTGGATTTAATTTATTAGCATCTTCACCTGTTATAAAATGATCTGAGTTTTTAAATTTTTCACTAATCAACTCCATTTTATTTCTAAATTCTTGTTTTTTTCTTAACTCTTGCCCTATTTCCCAAGCCTCATCAAATGTAAAAGCATGCTTTAAGTTTAACTCTTTAGTCTTTTCAATAAACTGTTTTTTAGCTTGCTCTTTAGTTATTGGATTATTTTTTATCTGATCGTTTATTTCTTCCATGATTAAATTTAAGATGAAGGTACGTATTTAGAACCTACAGAAAATAATTCCTTCACACCGCTTACATCGGTAGTGGAATCTGTTTGTAATTTTACAACTGCAAAATAACCTTTAATACCAGTCATGAAGTCACCAAAGATAACCTCTCCTGGCATTGCAGTAGATTTATTTATTAAGTTAGCGGTATATAAGTTTTCTTTTCTAGTGAAACCAGCTCTTTCTATTTCTCCAGTAACACTATTAGTATATTCTCCTTCGCTATAACTTTTTATAGAATTAGTAGTATCTGTATAGAATTGTCCTGAATCAGGACCAGTTTCGTCTGAAACAAAACTTGCAACTTCCCAACCATTATAACCTTCATAGTTTATAGTTTGAAAAACTTTCTTAGAAGATGGTTGAGTATTAAACACGAACTCTATACTAGACTTTTGAGTAGTTCCATAAAAAGAGTTTCTACCAGGTATATCTGAGTAATGTCTCCACAATGTGCTACCTTGAAAACTATAGTAAACATTTTTTAAACTATAAGCTTGAGTTGGTTTGTAAGTAAAAAAGCTAACCCAACCTTTAATTCCGTCATCAAAGTTTATAGTTTGATAAGCATCTAATTGAGTAGGAGTTGTTTTTGCTGGTTGTATTGATAATATATAGTTTTTACTATGAGCATCCCAAGATCCTTGAATTTTGTCAACTACTTGTTTAGTTACTGTAGCAGAAGTGGGATTGGCCCCAGTTAAACTAGACAAAACATTACATCTATTGTTTGCTAAGTCTAGAGAAGCTATTAAAGATACTTCTCCAGTATTAAACAATATTTGCATACCTACTTCTAAAAAGCTAGAATTACTGGCAAAAGTTACTTGAGTTCCAGCAACAGTCACATTGCCTGTAAAACTAAAAGTTTTAAATTCATTATTTAAAGCTGATAATTGATCTCTAAAATAGTCAGACATACCATATTGGGATATTTCTGTTAAACCATCTCTAGACAGCCTCATAATAGCACCTCGATTAACATCAGAAAAATATCTTCTAAATCCATAATAAGCAAAAGACTCTGGTTGAGTACTTATGCCATAATCGCCTTCATAAGGCGTTAACGTACCTATCACGGCTTGAGCTGTTGTTATAGTCGATGTTCCTTCTGCTGAGTATATAGCATCTTTGTCTATTAATAATCTACTTACCTTGGCTGTTTGAAATATAGTTAGATCAGTATCTCTAGCATGTATAAACTGTATAGCACCGTATTTTGGATCAACAGATCTAGTAATAGATTCTGCTACAGAAAATACATTAGTTTCGTTTACATCAGTTTTAGAATTAAATATACCTGAGTATATTAAACTATTTGTAAATATTTGAGCATTGTCACCTTGTTCGGCCACATAAGCTCTGGGTCCAAACCCAGTAGATGTATTATTATAACCACCTCTTATTCTAGCTTCTTCAACGTAGTATTCATACTGTTCAACAGTTTGAGCACTAGCTTCTATAGGAAAAGTAGGGTAATTAGGTGGATTCCATGGTAGACCTGGCCAAGTACCAAAACCTCCTGTTGTATAAGTCAAGCCTTCATCGGTTGTTGTTCTACCAATTCCTATAGACTTTAATACATAAGAATTAAAATATGCTACTTCTACTATTGCTCCCATTATATTATCACTTATTTTTTAATTATATTACTAATTACCTTTGACCACCTGGACCTCCGCCACTAGGTGGACCTGTTACTGGTAAAAACCCTGAAGTAACTTCACTAGAAGGAGTAACAAAGAAAGTTAATTGTATTTCCCTAGTTAAAGCACCTGATGTATCGTTTATATCGGCCACTTCTAAAGTAACCTTATATTGCGTATCATTTAAACTACCTGCAACTGTTTGCATTTGTTTCCAACCAGAAACAATACTAGCGTTTGTTGCAGAAAACCCACCAACTGCATAAGCTGGATAAACATATAGTTTTATACTATTACTAGTTCCACCACTTCCATCCCAATTTACAACTGGATTACCAGGACCATTATTAAAATCAGGAGCTAAAATTGAACCAGATACATTTAAAGCTCTTAACCTATGAAAAACAGTTTCAGATATGTTAGAATAAACTTGAGCTGGTACTCCTGGGTATGTTGTTGTATCAGTAGGAGGACTACTCATAGTTATTCCAGATCCTTTTGTGTTAGTGTCTGTAAAATCTCCACCACCTCCAGTTCCTCCGTATACTGCGCTAGTTTGACTTGACGCAAAATCTAAATTAACATACTGCCCGTTAACTGTAATCTGATTAGAGCCTGGATTATTGTTTAAATAACTATACCCATTAGCACCTAAGTCAGCCGACGAAGGATTATAAACTTCCCAATCTGCACCACCTGGTTTTCCTTCCCAGTAAAATTCTGTTTTCTTTACGATCCATTTTAATTGGTTTTTAATAAGAAGAGGAGCACCGCCAGTACCACCACCAGCGCTACCATTGAAGCCGTTTAAAGCTACAGCAGCTTGATATATATTTCCGTTTGTTTGTAATGCTAAATTGCTAGGAAAAGGATCTGGTGAAGTGGCTGTATTAGGAGCACTTGAAGAAGTTCCTGAATGTTGAGCATAAGTCGTGTCAAATCCTGTTTGAGAAGTTAAAACGCTTGCACCGTAAGGTGTGCTACCTTGCACTGGTGGATTAGCAGTGCTACCACCATTATCTATCCAACCAGGCTGTACATTACTTAATAAATTAGGAGGTGTAATAGTAAAATCACCTGTTTTAACAACTCCTGCAACAGTGTTTGTACATCTAAAATTAAATGTAAAATTATCACTTGACCAGCTATTAGCTTTAAACCAATTATAAACACCAGGTCTAGTTCTTAATTTAAAACTATTATCTGCGTTTCTAATAACCTCAAAATAATTTACTAATCCAGAAGAGTTAGTAGCAGATAATAATGTTAGAGTTGTAGTAGAATTATTTAAAACAGTTGTATTATCTGGAGCTAAAGGATAAAAATCAGATGTTACATCTGCGCCTGGGCCTAAAGATTCTGGATAAAAGAAATTTAATGGCTGCACGCTTGCTGGAGTAGCAATATCACCTGATATTATAAAAGCGTTTAATTGAGATATTGATTGGCTAGTGGAAGTTTCATAATATATATCTAACGCAGAAGTCACAGGCTCTGTTTCTATAATAGAAAGACCTGGGTTTTGATACCATAAAACATTATTTGTTCCGTTTGTACCACCACTCCAGGGGCTAAAATTACCTGTGCTATTCATACCACCTATTATACCAGTCAATTTTCTAGTAGATAATCTAGCTATTAATTGATTATTACCAGACTCAAAAGGAACTTGAGCATCAGACACCGTAGGAGTCCCTGCAACTCCTGGAAAATTATTGCCTGGAATATTATAAAAAGGACTTAAAGAATTTAAATCACCTTTACTATTTCCATTAACTATAGTTGTCCAGTCTACACCACCAGTAGAGTCCTGAGGATTTGTTCTACTTAATTTTAAATCTGTATAAGTACCTATAACAGATACTGAATCAGGACTAACATTTGGATAATATTGACTAGATGCAGCTGTTCCATTATAAAAGTTTGTTTGAGTTACTCTAGTAAAAAAGTTTACATCTGATGAAAATTCTTTATCTTCTGGACCTACTTCTTGTAAATTTCTAGGTACCTTATTTATATTATCACCAATGATTACAGCATGAGCTGTATTAATACTAAATACCCCTGCGTAAGCAATATTTTCAAAACCTGGACTAATAGATATAGGATAACCGTTTAGTATACCAGGTAAATAAGCATTGTAATATTCTTGTTCTTGTTGTTTTACGACTATTTTATAGCTATACCACCCAATTGGATTACTTCCATTAGTATTGTATAAGCCTGCATAACCTTCAACTGGAGAAGTTGATGGTATCACTTGGTTAAATAGTACTTTTAAACTATCACCATCCCAAATATCTGTTCTTGCACTACCTACAAAAGTACTTAATGGATCATTTTCAGTAAAATATTCATGATAATATGTAGAGCCACCATAACCACTCAACACAGCGTCAGCATCATTAGATGATAATATCACATCTGATTGTCTACCATATCTATCGCAAAGAACAACACCCACTTGATAAGTTCTATTCTGCTTAACGTTACTATTAGGGTATTCTATTTGTAATGTTTTAGGAGTAGCAAGACCTGTTGCAGGATCGTTTGCTGCTATTTTATCTGAAACTTGTACACTATAATCTAAGTTTTCAGGCCTTCCTAAATTTGCTGTGTAATTAGCGTAGATTATTCTATTACCTACAGTTTCTTGAGTTTGAGCTCTTGCGGGTACTTTATCTGATACTCTAGTTAAATCTTTCTCAGGTAATGTTCTAATAGGTTTTCTTGACTTATAGCTATATAGATATGTAGTTCCATCATTATTGTTTAATATTTGCTCTTGAGTTAATGTATCTACTACTTTTAAAGCAACACCATCAGAATCTGTGTATATAATATCTAAAGACTGTATTTTAAGTAAGCTATTAGCTTCTGACCAATTCATTGATGTTCCGTCTAGTTTGTCAGGTGCAGGTATTCTAAATTGAACAAAATCAATTTTATTTTCCATAAAGTCTACTATTGTACTATCAAAAGTACTAGCTTGATCTCCACTTAAAAAATAACCATCTTGATTAGGTACAAAACACTCTTGAGTAAATGGCGATATTAAAGAGTATTCATTATCATCAAATTTAAATCTATAAGCAAATTTTACAAATTTATCTTTTAAAAAATCTCTGTCACCTTCGTAATTAACATCGTAATCAGGATTTACTCCTACATTGTACACGTCATCTGTAGAAACAACTGTAATAGGTTGGCTAAGTGTTATGGCGCTAGTTGTAGCAGAAGTAATAAAAGTGCCAGCTGTTACCGTTGCAGTGGGTCCAACTCTTATGTTTATAATAGCATTAACCCATTGAGGTAGCCATGATATAGCACCTGTGCCAGTTCCAGGATTTATAGATATAGAAGTTCCAGCAGCTTTAAGTCCGGTACTTTGAAATCGTATAGCAAAGGCGTTTGGTAATAACTCTATAGATTTACTTCTCATTCCTGCGGTTGCTGTAACTGTAACCGTGCAAACACCTGTTCCAGTTGAGGGTAATATATTTATTGTATCACCATTAACATAGCCACTACCACCATTAGTTATTCTAAAATATTGTAAAGCACCAGTGCTAGGATCTATTAGTTCTAAAACACCTTCTAATCCAGTTCCAGAGCCTGATGTTGTTATTTGACCAGCAGCTTGTGTTATAGCTTGAGGAACTAAAACCTCATCATATCCTGATCCTGGTGTAGTTACTGTAGTACCTGTGACGGTATTGTTTTGAACTACTTGAACAGATTTATATGGATAATATTTAGCTACTGAAATTTGATCTTCATTCGTGTAGTAAGGATTATTATAGCCTGCTATTGTTAAGTCATACTGAGCTGAAGAAGCTCTATCAATGTTTATTTTTCTAGGTTGATTTCTATTGTCAGTCCAATAAAGTAAATTTTCTAATAAAGTAACATTTAGTATTTCATGTGTTTTAGAAAAGTTTAACCATGATCCAAATAATAGTATACCATAACTATTTGTAACTAAATCATAATAAGCTAAAGCAGAATTAACACCTACCGTTGAGCTAGAAAGATCATTATTAGCATAAGATGCACTACTATTAGAAAGTCTATCTAAAGAACTATCGTTATAGTTAGTAATAAATACGTATATCCTTTCATTTATATTATCAAAATATTTACCAATTATTTCTGTAGTAGTATCAGTGAATCCAAAATTAGTTATTTGTATATTGCCTAATATGTTTTCAATAGCACCAACATCATCACCTTCAGATTTATTTATATTAATATTCTGAGCATCTCTGTATTGTCCATTTGGTATAATTCTTGAGTCAAGATCTTTATTCATCTTAGACTGCAAGAACGTATTTTTAATTTCTGGCATATTTAATTTTTAATCCATTTAGATTTACCGCGCATTACTTGAGTAAATTCATCTAGCTTTATATTACTTAACCTTATTTTTGCATTTCTTAATTTAGAACTTTTTTCTTTTTTATACCTATTTACTATATATTCTGGAAAATTAGATCTTGAAGCCACTATATTATATAGTATGTACATATATAAAGCTTCTTCTGCTAGTTTAGGTATTTTAGTATCTTCATCGTAAGCTAATCCATCTGATATGTATTCTAGTATTATAAGCTTATTAGCTAAATTACTACTAAAAGCAAATACGCCTCTTCTTTCGTCTATTGTAAACCAACCGTTAGTTTGTGATATTTCAGGATTTAACCCGTATCTTTGACCATAGGCCATCTTCCACCAAGCCCAATCATAAACGCCTGGATTAGACTGTGCGTTAAGATCAAATTGTCCACTTAAATCATTTTGATTTTCAGATCTCCACCTATCGTTAGTTAGTGATTGAGTAGCTTTTAAATTGTTTCCATATATATCTTGAGTAGGTATACCTTTGTCATCTTGTAAAGGAACTTGTTGAGGATTACTAGTTAAAGTAGTTGGGTATATTATATGCTTTACGCCTGCTCTATCTATCCAAGATAATTGAACATAGTTTACATAGTCCTGTGGTAAAACAAGTGATAAACTCGGCGGTATAGTTAGCTCTTGAGACTTAACACTTCTTAAAGTATCATAGCTAAATTCTTGCAAACCTCTTTTAGCGTGGAACACAACATCAGATCTTTTTACTCTAGGTATCAACTTATCCATACCTACGTATGCTACAATAAAATTATTTACAACATCTACTAAGCTAGTATATTGGTAACTCTTGTAATTATCCCATAAAGAAGTATTAATAAGTCTAACAGCTATATCTGAACCAGCTGGTACTGGAGTTTGAGTAGTTGTTAAAGTAAATTGAGCAGCACCATTACCACCTGTAACTGTAACAACATCTCCATTTTGATAACCAGAACCTGCTTCATATATAGTTCCATTACCATCAGTACTGTTTGTTAATACACTTAATCCAGTTCCATTACCTCCAGTTGTTTTAGCAATAACATTAACATTGTAACCACTACCTGCTTGCGCTTGAGCAATAGATGTTACTTCAACAGCTGAAGTAAGAGTTAATAATTGAGTTTGCACTCCATTAACTATGGTTGTAGATAAACTCTCTGTTAAAAAATAAGGTGAAGTATCTTTTGTTTGCTCAACATTATCTACATAAAATTTGTAATTATTTATAGAAGTTTGAGTAGCGGTAGCATCCCATATTAGTGGAGTCATTGAGTTAGGCCATGTTAAAACATTAGAGTTATTAGCAGCCGCTGGAGTATATATTACTTCTCCATCATAGTATTGTGACGCTGTTTGTTTTATTAGTCCCATATTTTATTATCTTTTTGTATTTACTTCTTCTTGAGCTAGCTCTTGAGAAGCTGCTTGAATAACTTGTGGATCTCGTATTACTAATCCAGCGTATTTTAATATTTCTAATATAACTTCTGTTTGTTGACTATCACTTATTTCAAATTGTTGAGATAAAGCTACATTAGCAGAGTTTATATCTACATCTTGTATTTTTATAACTACAGAATTGTTGGCGTTGGTTAATAAAGCAGAAGTTACAGTAATTGAATCTCCTGACTTAAATCCTTGACCAACAGCTCCAGAGTTTACTACTACAGACGTAATAGTATTTCCTGCAACGACTATGCTTAATGTAAGGCCAGTGCCAGTTCCATCAGTAGAAACACCATTAGTTGTACCTACGGTAGCAGTATAAGTAGCATTAGTAATACCTGTTGAATTTGTTGATACACTAGATATAATATCTCTACTTGGTACTAAAGAAAATTGAGGATTAGGATCATAAACATATTGACCAACTGATCCAGTAATATAACCCCATTTAGGATCTAAAGGTTTTCTAATGTAATTAAACAATACATCTGAAGTGGCTGGAGTTGATACTGTTCCTGGATAAACCGTTATTTTATTTTGTTGATATACGCCTATAGGAAAATTAATAGTAGGCTTTGTTAAGGGGGAGAGTATTTGTTGTGTAAATTCTCTTTTATTTACTAGTTCTATTTCTGGTCTATTAACACTAGCGTTATATAATATAGAGCCCATACGATGTGTATCTGTAGGTTCTGAATAAGCTGTTACATTTGTAAAACTTAATTCGCTGGAAGGAGTACCTATAGCACTAGCGCCAGCACTATTCATAAATGTTTGAAACTCTTCGTAAATATGGTCCATTCGCGAAGCAAATTCTACATCTGTTTTTGGCATACGTGTATATTGGTTATAATCTTCAAAAAACTTTTCAAATACTTCTAATTGTACTTGCGTAGCTATTCTATTAAACTCAGCAGGTGTCATATACCCTCTTTGTTCTTTATTTAGTATACTAAGCACTGTTGTATATACCGTGTTTACGTTTATTGCCATGTTAATATTTTTAAAAAAAAAGGTGGCGATTAAACCACCTTTATTATAATTACTTGTTATTTCATTTTTTTCTCTATAGACTTGTAAACTTCAAGTCCTTCGTCGGTTTTAAACCAAGAAGCCATAGCAGAATAAGGACTTTCATCAAATGGCGTAGTCATTAGTTTACGACCATTAGTTGCCCATTTAAATGTTCTTTGATCAGCGTCTAAGGTAATTATACCTTGCTCTCTAGCTACAATAGCAAAGTTTCTAAGCTCTACATTTTCGTCTTCAGCTAAACTAATAAACAATAATGGATTTCTTTTAGCAAATAAAAGTATATCTCTCTTAAGTTCTTTAGAACCTAATCTATTCACTTCTGATCCAATCTCTGTTCTTAATATAGCTTCTGATTTATCTATATCCATTTCGTAGGCTAAATTTAAAGCTATCATTTCATGCTCTATAGTTTCTACTTCGTCAATAGCTTCACTAACAGCATCGAACTCTTCAAAGATAATACCTTTGTGAGGATGTTTTTCCAAGAACTCTTGTAAATTTCTTTGTTCTTTTCTAACAATTAACATACCTTTTTCAAATACTACATGCTTTAATGTGACTTGTCCTTTTTGTTCGTCTACAAAACATGATTTTTGATTAGTAGCATATCTTAATTCTCTTTCATAACCTAAGTCTGGATCAAACCAAACAAGATTAAATCTATTAGAATGTCTACTAGGTAATGTATATGTTAAAGGTGATTTACCACCTTTTAAATAATAATTTCTATCTTTATATTCCCAAAGATCTTTTTTTACTTCAGGTTTTGCTGCAGCCTTTGGCGCAGACTTTTTCTTTTCTTTTGTTTCCATAATATAATATAATATAATAATTAAAAAAGATCCTGCCTAAACAGGATCTTATTATTGTTGTTAAGCCAACACAATTGACTGAGGTTTGAAACTTAATTCCATTACTGGAATAGAGTTTTCAGCAGACCAAGCTTTAGCAACTTGAGCGTCTACTAAACCAGCAACTTGTTCTTCAGATGCAAATTGATTACCAAAAGTAATCGTATATGTCATTGAAGTAGCACCAGTTAAAACTACAGTGTTAGAATCACTAGGATTCGTTAAAATGATGTCATCAACAGGTATGTATCTAGTAGCAACCCAATTAGAAGAACCGCTATTAAGATTAGCAGCATCTACACCTACTGTAGCAGCTGTACTTGAACCACCAAGAGCAGCAGCAGCGATAGTCATTACGTCTCCCGACGCTAAACCTTCACCACCATCTACTACTGTGATAGATCCACCGGTTCCACCAATAGTTGTCTGTCCATTACCTACGACTACAGTTAATTTAACTGCAGCTCCAAGAACTACAGGTGAACCACTTCTAGTTATAGCTAATGTTCCAGCCGCGGTACCTACAGTATAAGTACCAGCAGTTGCACTAGTAGTATCAGCTGATAAATCTGTGCTTATATCCATACCATGAACTAATCCAGTTTCTAACATTGGTATTTTTAAATAATTACTCATAATTTTTAATTTTAAATGTTAAATAGTTCCTGTTCCAATAGTGTAAGGTGCTGTTGCGCTCAAATGAGATGTAGCAGCTCCTGTATCACTGTTTAGTTCAAAAAGTACTGAACCAGATGGCTGTTGAGAAGCTTCTGCAATAGCAGCATTTAATCTGATAGCGTCAGCCTCAGTTACTTCTGCCGCAGCATAGGTTAGTGTTAGTTTTAGATATGCACCAGCATTATCTTCTACACCATAATATAAATCCATTGTTGTTGTAGAAACAAAATCTACAGCATAAACATCATCTACACATAGGTTAAGAAAAGCTGTTGATCATTTGGTAACGGCTTTGCCGAACCAAAAGGAAGTTTTATTATTCCATTTGCCATAATTTCTATATTTAAAAGATTAATAAAGAGAGTGACAAAAAGCCACTCTCATTATATACTAATTAAGCTCCTTTAAACAATACGAAATTGTTAGCAGCTTGAGTAACTAAACATCTTTCAGATAAGAAGTTTACTCTCATTACATCTAAATCAGATGTGAAAGCTCCACCTACAGATCCAGTGATCCAAGACTTCATTCTTCTATCTTCAGTTTCAGAAGCTCTATATCTTACGTGTAAGAAAGGACGTCTGATGTTAGAACCTAACATTTGATCGTATACTGTAGTTGTTCCAGCAGGAACCATTACACCATCAATCTCTTTGTCAAGACCTCTAGTAGTAGCATCATTTAGATATTTCCAATCAGTTTTGTAGAAGTCATAAGAACCTCTTCTAAAACCTGAAAATCCAAAGTTTAATGCCATATCACCGTCATTTTCAAATAAACCGTAAGAAGCTGACTGAGTTGAGTTATAAGACCCATTAGTAGCAGCTAACATATCATCAAAATCAAGAGCCGTAGATCTTGATAAGAATAACATATTTTCTTCAATAGCACCTTGCTTGTCTAAGTTTTTAAGGATTTCATCGAAATCACCTAAAGCACCAGAACCAGGAGCAGCAGCTCCAGCAAAACCAGAATATACATTTCCATTAGTCTCTATAGCAGAGAATAATCCAGTACTTCCGTAGATAGCAGCATTATTAGCACCACCACCAACACCGTCAGTAGGAAAGAAATTAGCTCCAAAAGTAGCAGCATTAGCGTTAGGTACAGATTCTACCATTGCCATTTCTAGATAATCTTGAAATCTTAATCTAGTTTCAGACTCAGCTTTTAGATACCACATGTATCCTGAAGTTCCGTCTTCAGTAGCGACTTCTATCCAGCCAATTTGAGCAGCATCAGAACCACTTAATTCATAATTATCTTTTAAGATAATTGGTGAATTTTTAAAAGTAGTTAAGCTTGGCTCAAGAGCGCCAGCCATTCCATTACTTCCTTTTGGAAACATAGAACCATAAACGAATAAACTGTTAGAACCAGCACCAGTTACTAAAGCAGCTGGTAAAGCAGCGCCTTCGTATGCGTGACAAGTTAAAGTATATCCATTATTACCAGCTAAAGCAGTTACTAATAATTTAGTAGTAACTAAGCCAGTAGCGTTATCAGAAACTAAAAGTGTAGCACCAACTCTAATACCAGAACTTGGATTAGGATTAGCACCTGGAGTAATAGTTACTGTAACAGCAGGAAAACCACCACCAGCGTTAGCTACTTGTACAGTATTATACGCAATGTGTAGTCTATTTTGTTCAGACCAAATTACTTGATCAGATGTCATAGGCATTTCAGCGCCTACCATTCTTAAGAAACCACCTAAAGTTCGGTTTCCGTATCTTTCTACTTCAGCTTCATAAAGCTCAGGTAGATATTGTTGTGTCCATTGGTCAAAATTAGCATCCTGAAAGTCAATATAATTGTCTTGTACAGTTACTTTTTTTGGCATAGGAACGATTGATGCAGGAAAAGACCCGCTTACATTAAAAGCCATGTTTTATGTTTTTAGTTGTTGTTTTTGTTTTTTACTTTAAATTTCAACTTAGAACTATCTGCGCCCGTTATTGCTCTTACTTTTAATCCATTAATAAAAACATCTCCATTGGCCTGTGGCCTAGGTTCGTTTGTTATATTTTTAGATTTTGCCATAACATTTTTTAAAGCGTCGGCTTTGCCTTGCTCATAAAAATGATTAGCTATAGTATCGGCGTTATCCGCAGCGTACATAGCTTTGTGATAACCTACAGTATCAACAACTTCACCCTCATTGTTTAAGAACTTCTTAACAAAAGTGTTTAAGTTTGACTGTTTTTCCACAACACTCGATGTATTTTGAACTTTATAATTAAACTTTTTTTCTCCAAGATTAAACTCGAAACCTTCAAATTCATCAGAAAATAAGTTATTTGTTTTTTCTAAAAACTTCTCGTGTCGCTTTTCAGCTACTTGTTGTTCTTTGTTGTATCTATTGAAAAAGTCCATTGCTTTTTGTTGATCTTGAGTTACGCCGGGTCTCAACTTGATTTCGTCGTAGTATTTACTCTTAGTTTCTTCCAAAAAGTTTTTGGCTTTTGCAATTTCTTCTTTAGCGGCTAACCGCTTTAATTTAATTTCTTTTTCATCATCCACATCTTCGTCAAAAGAAAATTTATCTTCTAATAAAAAGTTTATTTCTTCTCTATCTAAATGTGGCTTTGTTTTTGAATAATACTCTTGTAGTAAAGTATCATTATCTACTTTGCTGTAATCAGCATTTAATCTAACATAATCCTCAACAGATCCACCAGTATCTTCCATAAAAGAAATTAATTTTTCGATGTTTTCAGGTAACTTCTTACCTAATACTTTTTCATCTCTTTTTGCTTCTTTTATTTCCTTTTCAAGATCATCAGTTTTTTCTTCTACTACTTCTGTAATAGGAGATTTTATTTCTTCTTTACTCTCAATGGCAGTGGTTTGTTTTTCGTGTGTTTCTCCCACTTTCTCGCCATCTGTGGATCGTTCGCCCACATCCACTTTCTCTGGGCTTGACTCTTGAACGGCATCTTCTGGTTTTTTAGTTAAATCTAATTTGTATTCTTTGTTTTCTATTTTTTTATAAGAAGGCTTTTTTATCTTTAAAGGTTTAGCCTCTTTATCTTGAATTGTTTCTGACATAATATAATATAATAATTAATAATTACAGCTCTGCACCAGGCACGCTGTTTTCTAATGATTTACCAGTGGTAAAATCTATAGAAGGTAAATTCATATCTCTTTGTTGTATCATTTCGCTTTGTTGAGTACCTTCTAATTTAGTTCTTTCATCTTTTCTATCTTCAATAAATTTTTCTCTTGTAGCTATTTCTTGTAAATCCATCTGCTTTAACTGCATGTCATATCCAAACTTAAGCTCCATTAATTGCTTATCTATTTCAGCTTTTTGTTGCATTTCAGAAATATCCATTTGTGATTTAGCTCTCTCAACATTAACGGTTGTTTCTGCAATACCTTGTTGCTTTTGCAATTCTGCTAGTGCAGAGGCTTCAGAAGCTTTTGCATTAGCTTCAGCTTGAGCTTGAATATTAGCTTGTTGATTTCTTTGATCTCTTTCTTGCTTTCTTCTTCTTCGCTCTTTTAGCATTTGATTTGCTAGCTTAATATTTTTAATTTCTCTAAGATCTATAGCATCTTCTAGATCAATACCACCACTTTTTAAAGCTATTTGTATATTTTGTTCTAATTGAGCTTGTTGCTCTTCATCTGGTTCTAGTTCTATAAATATTCCAAAATCATGAAGATTTAAATTACTTATTTCTGATAAAGTAGCTAAATTGTATCTTGATATACTATTTTCTAAAGCTTGTTTTGTAAAAGGAAATTCTAATGAATCACTTATTCTTAAAGAAACGTTTTCAGCAGTTCTTATAGTTAAATAAGACATTGCTTGTTGTAAATGCCTCGTAGCAGTATTAGACGCATTAGCTGCTAGCTTTTGTAAACCTACTAAAGTATCTTTATCTGGAGTTGATCCATCTCTTGCTTCGTTAAGTCCGGTTACGTCTCTTATCATTTGTAAGTAGTACTGATAAGTTTGTATTAGAGTTCCAATTTTATTTCCGCCAGATCCAGTTTGCAATTCTTGTATAGGAACTTTACCTCTGTTAGGATCTCCATCTTGAGTTAACGATCTACCCACGATAGATCCAGTTTGAAAATACATATTTAAAGCTTCGGCAGGATTATAATTAGTTCCATTACCTAAGTCAACTTCTGCTAAACCATCCATATCTAAAAACACACCATCAGGCACCATTCTAGCTAATACTTGTTGAATCTTTAAATGTGTCAACTGTATCATATCAGCAAAACCAGTTACTCTACTAACTATAGATTCAATTCTACCTTTGTACATTCTTGGAGCACATATGTTATAATTCATTTTAACTCGAGTAGTATCAGCAAAAGGTCTAGTCATATTTTCTGCTAACTCCCATTTCAACATCATAGGGTGTCCTAGTATTTTAGCGCCACTATATAGTGTTTCAATAGTTCTTGATACAACTTCAAAGTTTTCATTTTCAGGTGGGCTAAAAGTATCAGGTTTCTCTAATGCTTTTTCTAAACCAGTAGCTGTTTTTTTAACTTTAAATACTTGGTCAGAGTAAGTTTTATATTCAAAATAAACAACTTGAACTGTTTGTTCATCATTTCTACCACTCCAATTTCTTAAATATTCTGAATTTCCAGGATACTTTTGTATTTGCTCCATTTCTTCATCAGACAAATATGGAAATTGAGTTTTTAAATCAGCTAAATTAATGCTTTTAACTTCACCAACATAATATATATCTTCAAAATTAGGATCTTCTGTATAAGAATATATTAAAGTAGCAGGATCAACATAATCTATTATTATGCCTTTCTCCTTACTCCAGTTTGTTTTTACTGCTCCAATACCTAAAATAGTTAAATCTTGAGCTAGTCTACGTCTAGTTAGTTCATATTTATTTCTATTTAAAACATCTTCTAATAATTCTTCTTCAGCTATTTCAACAGATTGTTTATAATCTAATTGCAAATGCAATTTAACTTCTTCGTCTGATTCTAAACCTAATTCTCTAAACTGAGGACTTGTTATAGTTATACCTAAAGTTTGATTTATCTGCTCTGCTAATTCTCTTTCTTGAACATCTCTCATTAAATCTCTAGCATACTGAGTTCTTTGTTGTATTGAAAATGGATCTACTGCAAAAGCTTTTAATTCATAAGACTTTTCTGACATACCATTAACAACTATATCTACAAATTTAGCAATAACAGGCACTGGTTTCCAGTCTATATTTAAATATGATAAATCTCCATTAATAGCTAATTCATCTTTGTATTTTTGTACAGGTTGTTCTCCTCTTGCGTAAAGTCTTAAATTGTGGTAATTATTATAATTAATTGCGTAACCACTACCACCAGCTCCACCTCTATAGTTTCTAAACCACTCTCCCTCTATAGCTCTACCTACAGCAAGACCATATTCCAGAGTAGCTTTCTCGGCGTCTGGTACTACTTGACTAGGAAAAGAACTGTTAGTGTTGTATGAAATTTGCATATATCTATTCTATTATTTTTGAAATTGTTCCTGAATTATTATATCTACTTATTCCTAATTTTATAGGTTGATATTTTTTATCGGGATTTGGTTTATATCTATTTTTATTACAAGCCATAATTGCTAAGCCAGAACTAATAGTAGCATCAAACTTGGTTCTATTATTTATATTAAAACCACTCCAATCTTTTAATGTGTTTTGAAAATACATATCTCCATATTTATTTTCTAGTAGTCCTACGTAGTTTTCTATATAAGACTCTATAGCAGCAGCATGTGCTTGCTTAATATCTTCACTTGAATTAGGTATTCCACCTATTTCTTTTTCAGTTGTGGAAAGTTTGTTCCAAATTTTATCAGGACGATTCATTGAAAAACCTCTATAGCCTCTACGCTTAAAGTAATATAATAATCTAGGTTTATTATTTTCAGCTAATATTGGCATACCATAAAATACACAAGCCATTAAAACATCTTCAAAAAATATCTCGGCTGTTTGTGGTCTTGATATATATTCTAAAAAAAAATGATTAGGTGGCGCGTCTTCCATGCTAAACTTAGTTAATCCATGTAATGCTCCTTTAGAGCCGCGGCCATCAACAGTACCGCTAATATCGTAAGAGTCACAGCCAAAAGCTCCAATATGCTCGTTACCTGGATATTTAGTTCCATTTTTGTTTATTATAGTGTTTTGTAAACTAACTGGTGGCACCCATGATATTAAAAATCTACCATTTTTGTTAGGCATAAATTCTACTTTAGTATCTTTAACACCTTGTTGCCATTGAAAGTTGCCTACTGTTATAGAAGCTGCGTTATTTAAGCCGTCATTAAAATCTATTTGTTGATATATTTTAGTCAAATTAAATAAACTATCTTTTGCTTCATCTCTAAAAGCGTGAGCTTCAGTTCTTGGAAATTGTCTATAATACTCGTTTAAACTGTCTTGATCGTTTTTTAATCCTTCAACTTCGTTTTGCCAATGTTCAATAACTCCTGTTGTAATTTTATAACCATCTGCTCCTTTAACTCCACTCTTCTGTCTAATGAAGACAGGTGATCCATGAGTATCCATGAATCCTTCGTAGTTCCACTCCATAGGGATGAAAAGAGAATAGAGGCCAGAAGATGTTTGTCCGTTTCTATTTCTTTCTGTAACGTTTGAATTGTAATATAGTTTTTTGAAATTGCTTCCACCTTTGTCTAGTGCGTTTGAAGTTGAGCCCATCATACATTTACCTACAATTCTAGATCCTAACCTTAATGTAGTTTTTGTAACTCTCCAGTTGTTTAATATATTATCAGGTCTTTCCCATTTACCACTTTCATCATGAGCTAATAGTTTTAGCTTTTCACCAT